TCAGTCAATTTACCTTTGACCTTCTTATACATATAATTCTGATATTCTTTCTTTAAATCCTCATCTTTTTCATTAGCAAATACCTTAAATTTTCTCATACATTCTATCCCCGAATTAACTGCCATCTTTCATTTTTTAATTATTGTTTTTTTTCCAATCAATATAGTAATTATTGATATCTTCCTTTAATTCTCGTATATATTTACAAGAATAATCCTTGTTAATTCCAAGATGTTTAGCTAGTGCCGTCCCCTTTGTTATATTCTTCTTAAAATAACAATCAAAGATGACCTGTTTAACTTTATCTTGTTCTTGGTTACGATATAATGTTAAAATACATTTCTTTTCGTTATACCATTTCTCAATCTCTATTTTCTGTTCTAGTTCCAAATCTAAATCAGAAACATCACTATATGTTTTAGTTATGGGTTTTCCCGGGTAATCAACATCTTCTTTATCAATTTCTGAACTATAGAAAAATTCATTATTATTAACCATTTCTTGTTTATTTAATTGGGAATTGGTCCATTTGATATTCATATTCAAAAAATTCACAGACATTTTTTCTAATTCTTTGAAGGTGGTGATACTATCTATATTTTTCATTATATGTAAATACCCCTCATTTATAGCAGCATTCACATCAATCTTTCTATTATTCTTATAGGATACACCCTTAACTATTTTTTCAAACATAGGTATCATTTTAACAAAATAATTATCTATATCCTTTTTATCCATTATTGTTTGTATAAGTATCATACCATTTTTTAAAATCACTAGCTATTGCTCTTCTTGCCGTTGAAGAACAGAAACAATTATTTATTCTAACCCCATCTATTGATTCTCTTAAACCATTCAAGGTCATCAAGGATTGTTTATCTGTATTACCTAATAATGATTCTATTTGTGTTTTTTGTTCTGTCGTCATAATTCCCCCAATTTATATTAAACGATTAGTTTTACCGTTAAAAATCTTATTCTTCTCCGTAAGTAGGAAAATATCTTTATCTATCTTTAAACTACCCCAATTGTTCTTATCACACTTTCTTTTTATGATGTATAGATTACTAATATCAATATCTGTAATATCCCATATAAAGGTTGTATTATCTGTGAAATGATTTATATATGTTATTCTCACATCTTTTTTATCCTTAACCAAGTTCTGAAGATATTTTAATTTACTAACCTCCATTAGGATATCATCATATAAAGTACTAGTATTATTTCTATATTTAATCTCACCAATATATTTTTGGTCCCCCACCATATACGCAACATCCCATCTACTCATTTGGTTATTTGCGAATTTAACTATATCATAGCCTTCATTTTGATTACAAAATGACTCAAATATCTTTCTTCCCTTTAATTCTTTATGTTGAAAATGATTTTCTTTAGTTAGCATCTTTATTTTTTTAAAAATTTTATTATTATATCTTTGGTGATGGGGGTCATACTCCAATTATTAACACATTTTACGACCTCATCTATTGTGTATGTAACATTACTATTAGGATGGAATACTTTTTTCAAATACATATAATCCTGTTCTAAACTTTGTTGTCTATTACTTCCCCCCATTTTTAATTAAGTTTTTGATATTATGTAGATGAGTTAATTCTATGTCTCTTATTTGTTGAATAACCTCATTAAAATCATCTTCGTTTAGTTTTTTACTTGATAGTTTCTTGATATTGATTGTTTTTATTCTTATTATGTTTCTACATAACTCACAAATCTCGTATTCTTGTTGTATAATACCTTTGTATATTATTTGATAATAAACTACAATATCGTTGAAGTGGTAATTTATAATTTCATCGGGGGTATATGTTAGTTTTTCTGTGAATAAATCAAATATCCAATCTAATTCATCCCCCATTTCTTCTGAGTCTATGATTATGTTTAGATAATCCCTTAATTTTATGGTGCTATTTTCCATTTTTTCTAATGTAATTTAATTTATCATAAAACTCTTGACACATCTCATCATCTAAAACTAGTTCATTCTCTTTTATGTAATCTAATAACTCCTGTAATTTAGTATTTTTTTCCATTTTAGTTTGTTTTTTAATTTTTATTGTTTATCATTATATATATAAATATACCATAAAATTAAAAAAGACGATTTATAAACGATTATTGTTATAAATTGTCTTTTTTTTATTAAAACTCTATAGTTGAATTAAAGATATTATCTTGATGAGGTTTCTTTTCTTTTGGTGTGTAGTTATATACATTTCCTTTTATAAAAGAATCAATTTCATTATATTCTTCTTGGGTATAAGTATCTTGTTTATATTCTTCCGGAAAATGATTATCATTAAATTTAATGATATCTCCCACTTTTTCTTTGATTTTAGACACTTTAACTTCTTTTTGGATATCTTGTATAGGTTGGGGGATTATCGTGTCTGTAATGTCTTCTTTTTTCGTTGAAGATAATGAGGTTGTTAATTTGTGACCCAATATAATAGTTCTTCTGTTCCCCCATTTTTTATCCGGATGTAATTGTTTAACTGTTTGTGTAATTATAAAACCGGTATTGGATAATTTTGTGATAATTCTTTGAATTGAACTTACACTTGTTCCAAGTTTATCGTTGAAGTATTTTATTAGTTGTTTATCTGTATAATAAAATTGTTGATTATTGTTTGAATAAGATATTACTAGTGATAGTAAGATTATATCGTTAATATTTAATTCGGGGTGTTGGAATAGACTTGTATCTATTTTGATGAATGAACTCATTTTGTTTTTTTTTATCTTCTTATTTATCTTCTTGTTACCGGAAGAAGAGTTGGGGAGAGCCGCTAAACTCTATGAGCCCCCAACACCGGATGAATTATACATTCATACTAATAAATATCACCAAATTTTGAAAAGTCAATTATTTTATAAAAAATTTAGTTGAAGAGGGTGAATATACTATATAGTCAAATTTGAGTATATACCCCAATACTATATAGTCAAATTTGAGTATATACCCCCATACTATATAGTCAAATTTGAGTATTCATAATAAGAAAAGAATATATATAATAAAAGAATATAAATAATAAAAGAAATAATATAATATATAATTATTATACTGGGGAAATAACCTAACGATAACCGAATTAAAACCCAAAATAACCCAAATAACCCAGATGGTTTTTTAATAACCCAATACTTTTTTTTAGTTGAAGATGTCTTTTGATATTTTTGGTGATATTTATATATATGTTAAATGAATATTATAAAGATATAAGAAAATATAAGATTTTAAGCATTGAAGAACAATTATCTCTCTTCAACGAAAAGAACTATGATTTATTATTTAAATCTAATTTAAGATTAGTTATATCAATAGCTAGACAATTATGCCCCCACGAATTGGATGATGCTATTCAAATGGGGAACATAGGATTATTAAATGGAATAAATACCTTCAACGGGACAGGAAATATATTATCTTGGTTCAACGCAAATATTAGATGGGAAATAATGGATTACTTAACTGATAATAGTAATATTATTAGAGTGCCTAGACATAGAATTAAAGATGAGGTTAAGAATATCATAGTCCCCACTTCAACGAAAATAAAAGATAATTTTACAATTGAAGATTTATTAAGTGATACTATCAAAGAATATGATAATACTGATGAAGTAATTAGAGACGATTTAAGACAAGTAATTAGTAAAATGAAGGAGAAGTATCAAAAAGTAATTTACCTTCGTTATTTTCAAGGAAAAACACTACACGAGGTAAGTATTGAACTTAATTGTTCCAAACAAAATGTAAAAGATATGGAATCAAGGATTTTAAGAAAATTAAAAAAAATAATAATAAACAATCCTTATAAATAAATTCTAAATTTACTCCCATTTAGAATGAACCCCCCAATATAACCTAATCGTATATGGGGGGTTTTTAATTACCATCTTTTATAATCGGCGTATAGTATTCCTGCCCCCATTATAACGATAAGAATCCACCAATAGGAGAAGTATGTTTTAGTTTCAACTTCTTTTTCATCCTTACTATAATCTATCTCCTTTTCTTTATTGATTGTTTTAGTTGATTTTAAGACATTATTTTTTGTTTTTGATATACTGATACCATTTTTAACTTTTTGTGTCTTAAATCTAACATTTTGGTATCTATTATTGACCTTATCAACAATCATTACCTTTGAAGAATCAATTGGTTCGTATTCCACAGACCAAATTGATGAGGTATCTACTTTAACCCCTATGAATAAATTTTGTTTATAGATAGAATCCTTGAAACTTACTTGTTCCTTCATCTTCAAATCATATTCTGTTTTAATTACCTTACGTGTTCCACACCCAATCACTAGTAATAATGATATGATTAGTAATATATTTCTCATAGTTATATTTTGTTAAGCTCTAGGTGCATTCCATCCTTTCTTTTCCATTCACCACCCCAATTAAAACCTGCGTCTTTAAAACATTTAACAAATCCCGGTGATAACTTGGGGGTCTGATTCAAACCATTTTCAAAGGCATTAACATCAATTGCTATCCCCCAAGAATGAAGAGATTGACTTGTAAGACCTCGTTTCTTTCTAATGTTGAAACAACCATCCCAAGTTTTTAATTCATTTACAAACCCTCTTTGGATGAGGTTAGTGAAGGCTTGAGTTAATGGTCCAATCATTATCTTATTACAATAAATTCGCTTGGGGATAACACCAATCTCCAAATTACTTGGAACATCCCACATAACCATATAGGTTCCCTCATCGTGAGTAGTTAATGGGTCCCCCCATTTATCAAAACATTGCTTACTTGTTACCATTATACTTCTTCTTTATTTTCTATTATATTATCTAAATCTTGTTTTAATTCTTTTCCTTTAGAGAATAACTCTTTGAATAATACCCAAATTGATTTGTTCCCCAATTTCATAGATGTTTCATCTAGTGATTTTAATTCTATGTAACAGAATAGTAAAGTCATTGCTTTAGACATTAGATATGTTACCCCAAATATACTACCTTCAAAGATAAATTTATCCAATAAGAACGCCAAGATTATTGCCCCCATATAAAAGAAGGTTTTAACGACGATATTAAATAATTTATTTGAACGGAATGATTTTAAACCATTTAATTTTATTGTTGTGTATATAGCTAATATGGTATCAGCAATAACAAATACCCCTATTGTGGATATAAAAACTTTAATGGGGGCTAATATCGTCAATAGACTTATTAAGATAGCCAAAACATATTCTTTCATCGTTAGTTTGTTAATATATAATTGTAGCATATTTCATTTATTTTAAATAATCATACATAAATTAAATTAGTTTTATTTTTAAAAGAACCGTTTAACATTGGTGATAAATAACTATATTTAATATTATGTGCAATAGCTGCTTCAGTACAAGTGTTATAAAATATTCCAGTCTCTACATTTAAAACTAATCTAGTATTAGCATTATTATTATTTTTTTGATACTTACTCACAACTTTTGATTTTTTAATTAAACATTTGTTTTTTGTTCCCCACGAAGGTAATGCTCCTTCTTCCCGATATTAAAAGTATCGTGCTTCACTTTAAAGCTTGGGGGGATTGTTGTCGGTCAGGTAGGCTTTGCTCCTACTACCTTTCGCGTATCAGGCGAATGCTCTACTGATTGAGCTACTGACCGAATTGTCTAAGTGGTTGGATTCGAACCAACGATTTTCATTTCTGAATCCTGTTCCCAAAACAGGCGGGTATAGCCTCTGCCCGACACCTAGAATTATTTTTATTTTGCGGAGAACAAGGGAATCGAACCCTCACCGGTTTTACCCGGAACATCTTAGCAGGATGCCACTACGAACCAATATTAGTCTCTTCTACCATAAAGTGAAATCAAAAATATTTCAAGTTCTTTAGCATCTTCCCAAATTAAATCTTTAGTTATAATTTCAACACTATAATCAGTTTTATCGGTTATTCTTTTCCACCATAAACTTCTATCTTTTTTATTAAAAGCTCTTTTTTCTTCTTTACCAATACCAATATAAAATATTTCATTAATATCTAATCTTCTATGTCTATATACTATTGCCATATATCAAATAATCATAAACCCTTGCCCTTCACTATAATCAACTCTACCTTTACAATAAGTTCCTTTAATAATAGAATCTTTATTTTCTTTGGATAAGAATACCGGGTATAAATCTTTATTCTCAACCAAATATTCTCTTAATTCAGCTTCTTCAAGTATAGCCTTTTGTAAATTTCTATCCATAAGGAATGTAGCTGTAGGTAAATCAATCCCTTCAGAGTTATCGTCTGACTGAACTTGAATACCTTTATTCTTTAATTGAAAAGTTAATTCTATGGTTGCTTCTGATTTTAATCTCCAAGCGATGGCAAACTGCATCTTCTCAACAAGTATCTCCTCATCGGGGGATAATGCTTGTGTATTATACTTGGTTAATAAATCATTAAAAAAATAAGAACCAATTTGTTTCTTAATAAATGATTTAGATACCCCCTGTATTAAACCTGTGTAATCTGTTGAATCAACATTTGAAGAGATAATACCATTACCTTTCAAGAAATTTTCTGTAATAAAATATATTTGCGACATTATAGTATTTGTTTTTGATTATTGTTAGTCATATTGATAATTTGGTCTGAAATAATTTGATAATTATTGATTTCTATTGTTGAATTTATACCCCCAATTTGAAGTATTTTATTTCCAACCTCTGTAATCATTTTTCTTAATGGCATTACAACATTTTTCTCAAATATAACATATTGTTGTGATAGTTCATTACCATTACCTAAACTACCTGATACTCTAATCCCCATAAGTAGGGGGTCTATTTGATGTGATGTGCAAATATCAGTAGCAACTCGTGTAATGGTGCTATCAAATATCTTATCGTTGTTCTTAACCTCTAAAGATTCTATCGTTGGTAATTGTTCTAGTGTTTGTCCTACGAACGCAACTACTCTACCAGCAGAAGGAGCCCCTTTTAAACTATTAACAGTATTATAAAATTGTTGTTTTTCTTCCTCACTACCAAATTTCTTTGCTAATTTAACTACAAATGATGGGTAAATACTATTGATAATGTTGTTTTTTTGTAGATATGCCATCTGACCTTGAAGGAATGCGTCATTTAAAGATGTGCAATAACCCGGAATTGGGTAAATATCATCCCCCGCATCACCATCAATCTCATATACATAAATACTTTTTGTCTTTAAAGAGGGGGTATATTTAGGATATTGTGTAATATCAAAATTTCTAGACCAATCACTACTAACACTATATATCGTTTTAAACTCATTATTTCTAACTCGTTCAGGTCCAAGTCTATAAATTTTAATTTCTTTATCTGTGGGGTCTATAAGTAAGGTAATTCTACCGTGCATAATCAAATCTTTGGTAATCTGTCTCATCATTTTCTCCATATTGATTCTTTCTATAAAAGAATACTCTTTGATTTTTTGTTGAGCAGTCATATCACCACTTTTTAATGTAAATGAACCCCCAATTACAGCATTAGATTTATATTGTATAATTGAACTATTCAACGATGAGGTATGATACATTTGATTTATAAGTTGGGGATATAAATTATCATTCCCAAATCTAACATAAGTTTCACTACCATAAGCACGAACATAAGGTAATGCCAAATCAGCCCCACCTACAGTTCCAAATGGTGTTGAAAATTGTGAATGTAGTGGTGTATTTATAACCTCTACTTTTATTTCTTCTTTTTTATTAAATTGCCAAAATCCCATAATTTTAAATGTATATATTGTTTGTTATTCCTGTTGTTATTAAATTTTCTATTGTAACGACCATACGTCCCTCCTCAACGATTCTACCGGTGGTTGCAGACACAGATAATGTTGTCCCGGTGGATTCATATACCTTGTATGTATATTGTCCCCCAATCAAGGATAATGATACACCATTAGTTCCACCTGTTGTAGAACCCGTAGTTGATTCGTTTAATTGAAATTGATTATATCTATTAGGATAAAGTGATATATCTTGAGAAGTCCAATAAATTGGGTCTGATTTTAAAACAAAATCATTTTTAAATTCAAATAGATAATTTGGATTAGTCAATCTTGAATTCTCCGTTAGAGTTAATACAAAATTGTTTATATTATTTTTATCAATATATATCATTTTTATTTTTTTATATTATTGTTTCTGATTATAACTTATTATAAATAAAAAACCCCTCCGGATAGAGGGGTTGATTATCTTAAATTGGGGGAATTAAGATATAAGTGCTGGGATAATTGAAGGTGTTACAGCATAAGGTCTAGTATCCATCTGTGCTACGAATGTAACAGTATATTTAGAACCATCAGCTTTAACTGTTCCGGTCTCTTCAGCCCCACCGGATAATTGTGCGTGGTCTATATACCAATACACACCATTTGCGTCTAAGAAGATTATATCTAAATATCTTTGACCTTCACCAAGGATATATAAAGAACGAGATTTTGATGCTTCTCGTCTGTGGAACATAAGTGTAACCGTAGCCTCAAAATAAGTGCTACCGTTAATTAAATCAATTTTTGGGTCAATTGATACAGAACCAACATTTCTGTTGAATTCAAATGTTGTGAAATCAGTTGCGGTAATCGCAGTAATGGTATGAGCTGTAACATTAACTGATGTAGCGCTAACATTTACGTTCTCATTTATATATACTGAATAAATACCCCCTTGATTATTTTCACAAGATTTAAGGATTGATGTTAAAGAATTACAAGCCATTTTAGTTTATATTTTTTATATTTTAGTTTTATTTTTTGTTATAAAAAAAGCCGCTGATTTTTTCAGCAGCTTCTTTTAATTTGAATTTATTTAATATTAGTTGAAATATACAATCTCACCACCATTTACGTGTTGGAAACCAATTTTTAAATTAGCTCTTGTTCTCAATTTAGGTTCTGCTACAGAATCTTCCAAGTTGATAGCTTTTAAAGCTTTTCCATCACCTTCACCATCAAATGCGTAGATAAGGTTATCTTTTAAAGTTAAAACCATTTTGTTAGAACTCATACCTTGGCATACTACGATTTTGATATCCAAGTAAGTTAAGTCCAAGTTTCTTGTTACGTAAGCTTGTGTGTTACCTGCTGCTACTGCTTGTCTGTATGCTGCCGCTACATTAGGGGCTACGAACAATCTTAAATCAGCTGTTCTGTTGATAAGAGCAGGATTAGTAGTTGCCATTTTCACATATACAGCAGAGATAGCTGTTAATACGTTTGATACTGTGATAGCAGTAAGTGTTACGTCTTGAACTAATGTGTCAGCTAAAAGTGCTTTCTCATAACCATCACATAATTTTAAGTATGCTGATGTTCCACTATAAGCCTCGTTTGTAGTATCCCCTTTCCAACGGATTTGTTCTACTTCAGATGCTACTTCTTTAGCCATCTCATCCCAATAAAAAGACATAAATGGTTGAACTTCAAATGAAGCTCCTGAACCTTTAGCCATTTGTAATGATAAGAATGAAGATTCTATATCAAATCTACAAATTTCAGCCAAAGCTGATACCGGACATACATCAACCTCAACAGCTGATAATGTTTGGTCTCCCGCAACGAAATCACAAGAAGATTCTTTTAATAAATTAGCAAAAGAAGTAGTCGCGATTTTAGTTTTAGATTTAATACCTGGTAAAGTTCTAAAGTTATCAACGATATCTTCAGTGATATAAGCTTTAGAAAAGAATTCTACAGGGTTAGGATTGATTAACGCCGTTGAATCAATGTTTAAGTCAAATTTTAAATTTCTCATTTTTTATTTGTATTTTTAGTTTTTAATTTTTATATTATTGTTTGAGTTGATAATTTTTATATAGATTTTTTAGAAAAATTAACAAATGCTGAAAATCTATCGTGAATACTCATTTTAGTTTCTTCTATTGAAGATAATTCTAACTCATCTTCTAATACATCTTCTGATTGCATTGTAGCAATTATTTTATAAAGTTCTTCAAATTTAGCATCAACCTCTTCTTTTGAATAAGTTTCAGTTGTTGGTTCCTCAGTTGGGGGAACTTCCGCCATTTCTTCTTCATTAACCTCTTCTTCTGTAACAACTTCCTCCATTTTAACTTCCTCTTCAGTTTGTTTTTCTAATTTAGTTTCAGTTGTTCCGGATACTTCAGGTTGAGCTTCCGCTTCAGGTGTTACCTCAAGTCCCATTTCAGTTTTTGTCGTAATTGTTCCATCTTCTGAAACAATAAATACATTACCATCTTTGTCGGTATATTCACCAGCAGGTAACATTAATTCATTTTGTGCCATTTTTTCTTCGTTTTTATTTTTAGTTATTATTTCTGATAATTTAAGTCCCAAAAACCCCTCAATAGAAAACCCAATTTGGTCGTTTGCTACAAGTTCATCGTAATATTCATTATCAGTAATTTGTGTAGTCATCATAAGAGTCCCTTTAGGAACCTTAATACCAAAAGTGGTATATGATTTATCTTCCATAGGTTTATCAACAATCCAAGTTTCTAAAATGTAAGCGGGGGCTACATTCTCAACATTATGTTCCAAATTGAAAATTTTAGTTGAGGTATAGTTTTTCATAAATTTAGAGTGAATTTTATCAATCTCCTCTTCTGTAAATGTAACAGTATATTCCCCATCCTCATCACAACGATAAATCTCCATAGGAATCATTACCGGAGCACAAATTCTATATTTTAAATCGTCGTTGAAATATTGTGGTTTAGTGTTGGATTGAAAAGCCATACCTTTAACAAGTATTGCAGGTCTTTTAGTAAATGCTACCATAGATACCCCCAAATCTTCACCTTGGGAATACTCCTCATCAATTGTGATTTTTACATTTGGTATATTTCTTTTCATTTATAATTTTTATATTATTGTTTTTTACAATAAATTTTATAACATATTTACAATAATTAAAAAAATAGATTATGATAAATTTAAAATTTAATGGTAACACTTACCCAATAAAAAATCTAACAAGTGAATTACTAATTGGGGAATTTGAATATGTAACCTCAATAATTAACAATCAAGAAAAAAACCATATTGAGAAGTGGTCCGAAGTATTTGTATATTTGGGGGTTCCCCAAGATGTATTAGATAATTTTGATACCTTTGATTTTATTGAGATGATTAAGGAGTTTAATCTTTTTGAAGTTAAATCTACCGAGTTTTTTAAAGACATTATTTTAGATGGTATAGTTTATACATCATTTGACGATACCTTCAAATTGACCGTTAAAGAAATGACTTTAATTGAGAATTATGTTAAAAAGGATAATAATAAATACTTGGGGGAAATATTAGCAGTAATCTACAAACGAAAAGATATTGATAAATCTATGAACTTTGATAATGCCCACCTAAAATTCAAAGCTGAATTGATTAGGAAACAAGTTATATCAGATGTGGCTATCCCCATTATAGGATTTTTAACAAGAAAATTAGTAAGTGATTATAATTTAGTAACAAATGGAAATTAAATTACCTAATAATTGGGATGAGGTTTTATCAGACCAATTTATAGAATTAAAAAAATTGGATGATGTAGAGTCATCCTTTTTTATTAAACAAATAGAAGTATTATCAATATTAACTGATACCCTCCCCGATGATGAGGTATGGGAAGATTTAGATGTTGAGGTTTTATCCAAATATATTAAAGATATCTCTTGGTTGAAACAGGAACCCTCTAAAGACTTTAAAAATAAAATTGGGGACTTAACCTGTATAGACATAAATGAGTTAAAATTCGGTGAGTTTATTGATTTAGAATACTATTTTTCCACCAATAATTACTTTGAAAATCTATTTAATATCTGTTCTATCTTTTATAGACAAACAAAAACTAATGAATGGGGGAAAATTATAATAGAACCTTATGAAAATGTTAATATTAAAGAACGAAGTGAGGTTTTTAAAGAACTTCCAATAACAAATATCTATGGTATAATTCATTATTATAAAGAATATAAGGAAAATATTTTAAAAACTTATGAAAAATTATTTGAACCCCAATTTGAAGAGGTAGAAGAAGACACTTCAGGATATAATCCGGAAGATATCTCTGATATTCAAGAAGAAAAGGTAATGATTAAGTGGGGGTGGGAGAATGTTATCTTCAAATTAAGTAAGGGGGATATTACAAAATACGATAAAATCACCGAATTACCCCTAATTATGGTATTAAATCATTTAAGTCATATAAGAGATATGAAGTTAGAAGTCTGACTCTAATTGTGATACAGTAAATTCCCCAATTAAATCTATTGTAGAATCCAATTGCATAAAATTTGATAGTAATTTACCATCATCTAAATATTGGATATAATTTAAACTATTTAAACTAATATACAAACCATTATTATAGGTCACATTAACATCAATAGATTTATATAAGTCCCCCGTTCTTATATGTTTTAAATCTTTAATGTATTTTTTTAACTCCACCGTTAATTTATTACCCAATACTTGTGTCGTCATTTCTCATAAAATTTACATACGCTTGGAATCTCTCTTGAAGAGATAATTGAACTAATTTACCAATCTTTCCTAATTGATTTATAACATCTTCATTATTATCATAATGTCTATCTATACCTAATTCTAAAACCTTTCTTATTTTAGATTTATTTGAACCTGTGGCATATATATTATTATGGGGGATACCAAGTTTAGATGCGATACCAAACATTCTTTCTTTATGACGATTAGCACTTATAATATACACATCATTCCCCTCTTTAATATATTGTCTTGCTATATCTTGAATCTTTGGTTGTGTAAGTGTTTCATTATAATCAAAACTTATTTTCATCAAAGATAACTCAATATCAAATGAATCTAATTGTTCTAATTTTCTTTTAGACCAATTAAGAGCTTCCGGACCACCCCATAATAAATAACTTATATAACCACAATCGTTTTTATCCCCACTTTTATAATAAGTTTCAGCTCTTGATAAATAAGAATACATCCTTTTTATTGTCTCAATTGATATTGATTCTCCTTTAGCTAATTGTTGAGCTCTAACCTTACCAACCTGTGTAGCACATTTATTATTATTCTCCTCATTTAATCTTATTCCCCTCTTTGCGTTGTCTCGTATAGATTGGGGGTAATCAGATATTGACTCAAAATCAAATTCACCAATAGCGACACCTTGTTTCTCCGCTTTCTGTTTAGCATTATTACGAGCAATATCATTACCACATTCGTAGTAATATTTATGTTGTTGTCCCCATCTAGCGAAGCATCCTTTATTATCTTGTCCTGTTGTTACTGGCATAATTATAATTTTAAATTTTGTTGTCTATAAGAAAAATTTGTTATTCCCAATTCTATTATCTTCTGATTACATTCTTCTCTTAATCTATCTCTCTCATCAATAACATCTTGAGGAATAGGTATTGAATCAAGACTCAGTTTCTCAATGTGTTTTTTTAGTAGGTCAGATATAAGTCCTGTGTATTCTAAATCTATTTTTAAAGCCTCTTGTATTAAATATGTTTGTGAGACTATCTCTTCATATTCAATTGTTTCATATTCTAATCCTTGTGGTATTTCATTTATATCTAAAACTTCTACCATTTGATTTTCTATTGTATATCTATATTTTATCATATCTAATTTATATTTTATCTTGCATTTGTAAAGATTTCTTCATACATAAAGTAATCAGTTAGCATTGTTCTTGCCGATGTACCTATTGTTTTATTCATAATACTAATAGGTGCAATAGCAGTTGTTACTGATGGTATATTTGTTGTGTGTGTTGCAACTAAAGTATTATCAATATAAAAAGTTACACTATTTCCAGCAGAATTAATATCTATTCTTAATTTATACCATTGAGCAGCGACAACTGGTACTGATGTAGTGGTAAGTGTTACTGTACCACCAGTAACTCTTGTATAACATTTCCAGTTAGGTGTCGCTGCACCAGCTGAAAATTGTACACCACCTTCATCATATGAAAAGAATATACCACTTGGTATGTTTAAATAATTTGAACTACCACCAGCATAACCAAAATAGGTCATAAATCTTTCAGTTACAGTTGATAATGTTTCAACAGTAAGATAAGTTTCAAGACTAATTGTACCTGAACCAATATATAATGATGAACCATAAGCATAACCAGTAAAATTTGAAGCACCAGTACCTGTTGAATGTTGTATAATACCTTGTTGATTAGTTCTATTAGTTGTAGCAACACTTCTTGCTGTAGCATTACCACTTGATAATGTTATTACAGTATTATATGATGTAGGGACACTACCAGCATTATTACCCATAAATTCCTCAAAATAGTAAATACCTTGAGTTCTATTGAATGTTTTTAAACTATTTTGTAAATTCTGATATGTTGTTGCCGATATTGTGTTAGCAGTTAATCCACTTGTAAAACTTGTTGCTCCGGTTACAGTTCCTCCTGACAATGGTAAAAATGGTGTCGCAGGTAAATTCTGATATGTTGTTGCTGATATCGTATTTGCCGTTAATCCATTTGTGTTTGCAGTAAAACCATTTGTTTGTAATGTTGTTCCTGATATCGTTGTTGAGGTAGTTGTTCCGGTTACCATTAAATTACCATTAACGGTTAAACCTGTAAGAGTATTTAATTGTTTATTTTCCCAAACATCTAATGAAGAATTATAAGTTAAAATATCATTATTTGAAACACCACTTATTCTCACATTATGAAGTTCATCTAGTTCATAACCATTATCAACCTTAACAAAGATTTTTCCATTATTAATGTGAGTATATATAACATAACCAACAATAACTAAATGATTGGGGGCTATTGGTTTTACTTTCGTAATTCTACCTGCTACCGTTGGGGATAAATATAATATATCACCATCAGCCCAAGTTTCCCCCTGTAAAGAACCTGTTGTGTTAATACCTCTAACTATTCCACTTGTGGTTATAAACCCTTCTTGGTTATTATTTATTGTTTCTGTAACAAGACCTATTGTCTCGGCACTATTCAAATCATTCGTTCCTAAAGCCAAATCTACTTTAGGTCTTTGACCTTGTGCTCCGGTAATTCTAACAGCTTGATAATTTGATTGTAATAAGTCTATATTAGTTGCGGTTTTATTAACAACTCTTAAAACTGTCTCTTGACCTATTTGAAGTGTAACATTACCCCCCTTTAATCCTAAATCTACCGTTCCATCGGCATCATTCCAATACATTTTACCAACAGCGGATGTTTCAGTTGCAGTAGTGTTAAATTCTAAATAATCACCAGTAAATCCACTTGCTGTTATTGTATTTGTAGTAGTATTACCGTTATCAGTAACTAATTGTAAATTACCATAATTAACAACTAAATCCCATACAGCCGCTCCAATAGTGGGGACTAAACATTGATAAGTTTGACCCCCAATTTTCCAAAGAGAACCACTAACATAACCTATTGATATATCATCAGTTGGTAATGGGATTGAAGTTGAATAATCTTTAATAAGAATAAAATTATTTACTACATCATATAAAAATATTTCCCCATTCTCAAATTTCCACTGATAGTTTCCACTATTAAGTCCAATACCGGTTGTTCCACTTAATCCAAGACCCATAGAAGAGTTATTTGTGATAAATACACCCGTAGGTTTAACTGATGTAAATTCGTTCGTCCCAAGGTCTGTAGTAGTTACACCACTTGTCTCAATTATAGTGTTGAAAAAATCACTTTCAACAGTCATAGAATTAGTTGTGATACTACCAGCTGTGGTTACATCTTGTAAATTTGGAATAAAAAATACTTGTTCCCAAACAGCAGAACCAATAGTTGAATCACTACATACATATCTACTTCCATCTAACATAAACCAATTAGTTCCAACAATAAATCCTTTTGATATATCATCATTTACAGAGGGGATTGTTCTCGCATATTGTTTAACATCAATAATATTACCACTAAGATTAGTTAAATATGCTTCCCCTGCTTCCCATTTCCATTCATAACCAACAGCACAGGTTAAAGCAATACCTTTATTACCACCTGTACCAGCATCTACAATACCTTCACTTATTTTTGTGTTGTTATTAAAGAAAATAGATGCTCCTGAATACATAGTTCCCCCACTTAAAGGTAGGTATTCACCTGTTGAACCTGTTAATCCGCTTAATTGGTCTTGAATATTAATTATTACAGGACAATCCTCTAATGTTTCACAAGTTAGCCATCTTGAATATACAATATCATTAACTTCAGTGATTACAACGGGGGCTTCATCAAATGGAATTTCACATACCCCATAAGTAGATACCTCAAATACCACCCTCATAACCCAACCTGCAGCATAATCTAACAATGCGTTATCAATTGGGGTTGCTGAAGAAGACATTAGTTCTATAAAAATATCATCATTATCTCTAAACCATCTTGTAAAATCTGATAAGATGAGGTTCGTATCAGATAAGATTGTATTTATATTCCCCCTATCTTTTTGTATTATATCAAAACAATAAATATCAACCTCAAATGTGGTCGTATTTTCATCAAAGATACTCGTAGTTGGACTAACAAATAAAATTGGGTATGCTTCATCAGTTGTAGCAAAATTAGGCATCTGTGAAGGAAAATCAGAAGCGAATTTTTGTATTTGTAAATGAGCACTTGCAAAGGATTCTATTGCTTGTAATAATCTTATATAACTAATATTCATTTATATTTTTTTTATTATTGTTTTAGTTGGAATAATCGTCTTATAGTTCAGCTGATTTTTCTATTCTACTTACCCTATTTTGAACTCCGGTAATTTCTGTTTCTGAAACAACAGCTTTAACTGTTATATTTTGACCCCTATTAGCCTCAACTGATTGTGTTGATTGAGCCGCACTACCAACATTACTACTACCCATTAAAGCAAAATTGGGGGTTACTGCCGCTGATTGACCTCCTGTTGGTCCTCCACTTGGCATTGTTCCACCTTTATCTTTACCACCGGGAACTTTAACAGACATAATCTTCTTAACATTCGCAAGACCTGCTGCTACAGCAACCCCTGCTGCGACAGCTCCTAACGCAGGACCAACAACAGGTATTCCGGATAGGGATTTATACGCTGCTGTTGCTGATTGGTAAGTATCAATTGTGGTTGCTGCGATTGCCAATGCTTTACCTTCAGCAGTTGATTCCCCCAATAAAGAAGCCGCTTGTTTTAATGTCGCAGAACCTGCTTGTAACCACTGTTGTCTTGCCGCTTGTTTATCTTTCTCAATTTTTTCTTCAGCTTCAGCATTATCTTTTTTATCTTGAACCGCTTTATCCTCAATGGCTTTATTATCTGCATAATATTGATTTTGATATCCAAGTTTAATATCATTAACTTCATTTAATTGGGCAATCTCTAACGCATCTATTTCTTCTTTAGTTCTACCTTGTTGTCTTGCTAACTCAATTAACCTAAAATATTTATCATTAACACCCCTAATTTCAACTTCTTCTGCGGTCATAGATGCTTCAGCATTCTTATCTTGTGCATCCCCAATAGCGGTGGTAATCTCTAATTGGGAAGCTTGAAGTGCATCTTTTTGAGCTTTTAAAGCGTCTTTATAATCTTCTAATTCTTTTTTATAATCGTCCTTCTTATCAGTTCTTTTTGTTTTTCTATTATTTTTTTCCTCTTCATCAAATGTAGATTGGATTACTTTATATTCAGAATTTGCGTCTTTATATATTTTACCTTGTTCTCTTTTTTCATCAGTAATTTCTTGTAATCTTTCATTTAATTCTTTTTTCCTATCATTTGAAGCATTTACATATTCTTTCTTAATTACATCTCTTTCACTTTGAAGTTCTCGAAGTCGTTTAGCAGCACTAGCGGAGATTATTGTTTGTCTTTTTAATTCAAGAGCTTCAGTATTTTTACCTTGAGCTTTAGTTTCGTTTATTTGTCTTGTTAAATCATCAACAATATCATTTGTAGTTTGTTTGCTAGCATCAGCCTTTCTTTTTGAATTAGCAATATATTTATTGGTTGCTTCTTCATCAGCAAAACTTGTAATACCAATCCAATCGGTGAGGTCTTTTAAACCTTGAATAAGTATATTGATTGGCCCCATTAGAAAATCAAACGCATCCCCCAATATTTTTACCTTATCCTTCAAAGTAACAATAGCAATAACAACAGCCCCGATAATAGCCCCAATTAAAAATATTGGATTAGCAAGTAATTTAAGACCCATTTGGAAGAAGGCATTACCTAACTCCCCAATCGTCTTACTAAAGTCCTTAAAACCTTGTGCTACGGTCTTTGGGTCCATATCTTTAATAGTCCCTGTTAATTGTTTAGCTGATTCAGCAGCTCCCGCAAAATCTAAACTTGATAATTGTTGTCCGACCAACCCTAAACCATTACTAATCTTCTCAAATTCAGAACCCCCCGCAAAAACTTTAACCCTTTCGTTAGCATCACTTATTTTATCAGCTAGTTCTCCGGCAGCTCTTGATAATCTTTGAATATCTTGGGGGTCAGTAGCATTAACTAACTCACCTTTAAGAGCTTTAAGTTCTTGTTTTATCTGTGTTAAACCATTAACCTTAACACCAATCTCTATATCTTTTGCCATTACCTATTTTTATATTATTGTTTTTTAATTTAATCCGATTATAACCCTAATAATGTTGCTAAATCCGATACAGTTATCACCTTAATAGTTCCATCAGATTCTCTTAACAATAATTCGGTTGAGGTTGTTCCTGTTGTTGAGGTGGGGGCATAATTTATATTAAAATTTGGAACATAAACAGTATCATTAGTTCCCCCTGTAATATTTTGTCCTCCTAATACAACACTTCTATCACCATTTACTACTGAATTAAGTGAATGTATAAATGATAAATCACCATTTGCTATTGTATTACCCCCACTTGAAAATGAACCATCTCCGTATGCTTTAGTTACATTACCTTGAGCGTGTGAAGTATAACCTGTAGCAATTGTTTCATTTCCTTGAGTTGTTGATGCATTGCCATTTGCTGTTGTTAAATAACCAGAAGCAAATGAATAATCACCATTTGCGATTGTAAAATAACCGGTTGTAAAACTTGCAGTACCATTAGATGTGGTATTAATACCTGTTGAGATAGAAGAAGGACCACTAGCGGTTGTTGTATCACCTATCGCAAAACTATTTATATTATTGGCAGTTGTATCTATACCAGCGGTAAATGAATTATCACCTAAAGAATCTGTTGAATCTCCAATAGCAAATGAATTATCACCATTAGCTAATGTTCTAAAACCAATAGAAAACGAATTTATACCATCAGATGTAGTTTCAGTTCCAAAAGACACAGAAGAACCACGGGATGAGGTTGTTTTAAATCCTGCAGCAAATGAATTAACACCTATTGCTCTATTACTACTATTTATAGCAAATGAACTAATTCCACTTGCCTCACCTGGAACAAATAATTCATTATTTGTTGTTAAATCAATTGCCCCATCTCCTAAAGTTCCGTGTGGGGATGTTTCATTATACAATCTCCAAGATGTAGTTGCTGATGTAACAACCAATTCAAGTTGTGATGTTATACCACTAATTGTTAGGTTATTAAATGTCCCCCCACTTGATAATACAACATTATCCACATAAAAAGTGTTGGATGATTCAGCTGTTATATTATTACCAAAGATAAATGAGTTATTTGTGGTGGGGTCAAGTGTATTATTATTACCAAATACTAATGAATTATTGTTATTTACAATATTATTATCCCCCATCACAAATGATGAATTGGTAACAACATTATTATCCCCCAATATAATCCCGGAAGTAACCTCATCACCAACAAAATTATGTTGCCCATTAAGAATTACATACCCATTTGAGACATTATTATTGATGTATTTGTTTCTCTCTATGGTATTTATATTTATTGCGTTAAAAGTGGGGTCATTTCGTCTTAATTGGACTACATCACGAGTTGAATAAGGTATCTGTAAATTATCATCTATAGTAATTAACTCAACTTTAGTAGGGGATGTAGAATTAGCGTCGTAATCCTGAATTTTATTTATATTCCAATAACTATTATCAATACGAATCTTATCATTTAATTTCATTCGTTGAATATCAGTTTCATTCAAATTAAAATAAGCGGTCAATAACTTACCACTATTTATCTGATTAAGAGTTCTTCTCCAATGTAAGTTAAATAAATTGTTATTGGTTAATGCCCCATAATTATCTGTTCTATAATAATAAGAACATACCCCAAAGTTTAAGTCAAATGTAGGGTTAATAGGTTTATCCCAATGCGATATGTGGGGATAAGTAAAACCGGTAACCACATTTAGATTAGTTGTTGATAACCAATAGTTATAAATGGTATAAGCACTACAATAGTATTGTCCCCCATCATATAATATTCTTATATTGTTTTTTGGTGCTCCACCTGCCCACATAGGACAAACAGCCCCAAATGGAGTATTAAATGTTGGAGTGGGGGAGAATATTATCTCCGGGGTTGTTTTATCTTTTACATATTCATTATCAAAGGTGTATTCTAATTGACCGTAGATTTCCCCCGTTGCTTTCTTATAACTATTATTAGCAACATCTTCCCCATCTTCTTTATAAGTTAGTAAATACTTCTTATTTTGAAGTTCAGGTAAAAACTTTAATTCTTGAGTTTTATCTTTAACCAATTTTTTAGTCCAATCTTCCGTCTTACCATCATCATAATATTTATCACGACTAACAATATTTAATTGATTAGGGTTATCCTTATCAACTGTCACATAACAATTATACATAGTGAAAATACTTTTAATAAAATCACTTTGTTTTATCTTATCAGGGACAAAACGATTGATATTGATTGGGACATTATATCCATAATCAGCCTCAATTTCAGGGACTATCTCAATATCTATATCTAAAATTCTTATTCTAAATCTTACATTGGGGGTTAGCATTACTCCTGATAAATTTCTAAAATAAAATGTATCTTGTATTGAGTTTAATAATCCTAATGTTGTGTTTAACCAAATTTTAGAATCAGGATTAACCCCAAATTGTGTATTATTAAATGTAGTTGTAGTTGCCGATTTTATAGTTGTAATCCCATTAGGGAATACCTGACCGACAGGATATGATATAACATTTCTTAAAGAATTTGATTTTACAACAGCATTATCAACAACTAAATTTAAGTTTGGTTTTAATAAAATATTTTCATCAGCAAAAGTTGAGTCATTATTATTCCCCAATATAACACTAAACCCATTAGGATTATCTAAAATAATCTCATAGGTAACATTTATTTTATAATTGATGTTATTTGTTGATGATGGAATATTAGGAACATTATATGTACTAGCTGATGCTGTATAACTATTGGATATGTCTAATAGTTCATCTTGAATATTAATTTTTATATTTCCTGATGAGGTTATTTTTTGTATTGGGAATCCAAAATATAATTCATTTGTTATTTGTATATTTGTTGAACTAGTTGTTGTCCCGGTGCTTTTAGCAATTACCTTATAATCCACAAAATCTGTTTTTTCAGTCCTAATCACATCCCCATTATAGGGGATTATTAACTTTGAAAAATTAACATCTAAATTATCCATTTCAGGCCAAGAATATTGATACCCCGCATTAGAGAATATCTTATCAAAATATCTTCTTGCGTAAATACCCGGGCTAAACTCTGTTAATTCAAACTTTGTATCAGATGATAAGGAGGGGTTAAACGGCATAATAAATTTATAACCATCAACATAAGTATTATCAAATGAGTCAATAACATTTTCTGCTGTATATAACACATTATTAGTAAATCCCGATATATCCTTTAAATATTTATTGGATATGATAGTGAAAAAGTCAGCAGTTTTATCTTTAACAAGAACAGTATAAGTTATTTTATCCTCATACATATTATTAGTTTGTTCTTTATTTACACTAATCAGTTGAATTAAAGCGTTTTCAAGTATAATAATACCATTTTGAATAACATTACAATATTGGAGTTTATTTATGTTGAATGACCCCTCCACTATATTAACATCAAAATAGTAATTTAATAACTTATTATTATTTTTTGATGATGGTAATACAATAGATTTTGATACCACACTTTTTTTCTTTGATAAATCCCTAATATCAGAGATTGCGTAAGTTAGGGGTAATACTGTCTTCTCATCTAAATCTAAATATCCCTTTAAATCCCCAATAAGTTGTATTCTAGTTAATGAATTTGTTGATGCCATATGGTTATATATTTATTACATTATCGTTGCTTAAACGAACTGTAATTGTTTTCTTAATCAATTGTTTATTTTTTTGTCTTGTAACCTCAAAATCTGTATCGTTTATTATACAAGAATAATAAATTCCCCCAATTTTAATCCAAGTGTAGGGGCTTGTAACCAATTGCTCAAAATAAACACTCATTTCATCAGTCATCCAATTAGTGTTTAATTCGTATTCCTTCATTAAAGAGACATTTGAAATGGTATCTCCCCTCCCATTTATATCATACGAATCTAAATAATTAACATTATCTAATTTATAATCCACATTTTGTTTAAATTTCTGTCTTTCAACTGACCCTCTCTCAATTGACCTCAACTGAAACGCATAAGATACCAACGAACCCATCCTATCCATAAATAAAACCTCATAATCCTCAATCTTACAACGATTATCCAAGTTAATTTTATATACTTGAGACAATACTGTTGAACTTTCATCAACCAAAAAAATCTCATACCACTTATTATCTTGGGGGATTCCCAATTGAGTAGGTCCGGAAGCAAAAGACATTATTTTTGTAATACCTGATACACTACTAGTTGAACCTGTTTCCCCATTTGATGTTTGATATTTTAATTTGATATTTTCATTATCATATATGTTGAAAAAGTTGAGGTATAAATCTTGTGAATAAGTCACACTAAAATTATTAAATGGCATATCAGTTAAAAATCTTCTTGGGATATCTTTACTAGTATTAGTTAAATCCATTATAGTATAGTTAAAACCCCTCCAATTGATAAAATCCATCCAAGACCTCGCACCATTAAAAGCCGTCAATCCTGTAACGAATATATCATCCGTATAAGTTGTTTTTCTATTATCAGCATATGTTGTTACACCGGTTGTTGATAAATTAGTCCCCGGTATAAATGGTAAATCAATTACAATAGAAAAATCATCATAAACCTCAACGACTGTATGTAATCCATTTACCGATGGGATATTAGAATTTGACTCAATAACTATTTGGTCTCCTGTTATGTAAGTATGAGCTATTAAATTAGTTTGATATAAGTTAGTATAACCCGTATAAATACTACCGGGAGTATCATCATAAGATTTAACATTACTAAATCTCCATTCACTACCATACTCTCCCCCAAATCCAACTTTATAATTTATATATGAATTTTTACAATCATCATTAAATAATTCATTAGGTGTAAAATCAACACTTAAAGAATTTGATATTACTTTACTCAAATCTATATATCCTGTGTTATCTAATTGGGGGGCTAATTTAAACTTACCAATTAAATCGTTAGTATTTTCATTATAAAGATTAACCAAATATCTAAATGATGGATAAACACTATAATTTGAACTAATATTAAATGTGATTGGATTATATGCCGGTGTTAAAAATTGGGGGTAATTATTAACTTGAATTACAGATGGTATATTCTCCCCATCTATTCTAATAATCAAATATTTTGGAATATCAAAGGTATCTGTAACAACAATTAAATCAGAGTCATCATAAGTATATGTGACTTTAATTACATTCCCTATCTGTGTATAAACAATATCATTATTCTTATTCCAAAAAGATAAGTTATCAAATGTTTTTTGTTGGGTCTGTGTTGAGGTTCCACTAATTGGAACTACAAATTGACTATCATAAGCGTTTGGATTATTATATGAGGTAAATCTACCCCCAATAATAAATTTTGTATTATCTAATAATAGACAATTGATTCCAGATAGAGGTCCGGACCAACCACCACTTATCTCACCATTAGGGTTTAACGCTGCGTTTGTTTTATTTAATGTTACCATTTGGGGAACATAATTAAATGCCGCGTTATATTGTAAAAAATCCCCAACAATAACTACATCACCATCACTATTAAATGTAATGTCTCTTGCTGGTAAATCAAAACCAATTCCAAGACCGGTGTTGAATGTTGTATCAGGTAATCCTGCGTTTGTTAATTTAATAATTCTCTGTCCGTATATTCCTGTTGTTCCCCCAACATCTCTAAAATTACCAACAGCAAATACATTATTAGAACTATCAACTAATACTTTTCTAACATTATAATTACCTGTTGGACTATTATCTAAACCTGTTGGTGTTTGAGACCAAGCACCCGTTGAGGTAAGAACCACAATATTTTCACAACCTACATTATTATATAAAATAAAATCCCCACCGGCAACAATTTTACCATCGGATTTTATATCAAAAGTTCTTGGTATTGCTATACCTAAACCATTATTAAATGATTGATTAACCCCATTAAAAGATGTGTCTTTATTACCACTTGTTGTTAATCTAATTAAACGATTAGCTGTAACTGTTCCATCAACAATTGATGAGAATGTAGAAAATACACCCCCAACTATTAACTTACCATCTGATTGTAGTTTTATTGCTGTAACCTCTTGATTAAAACCAATACCATTCATATAGGCGGTATCTAAAACACCATTAGGGTTTAATCTTTGTAAAGAACCTTTACCCCCAATTGTATTAAAGGAACCTACATAGATTCTATCTGAACTATCTATTTCTAATGTAAATAAGTTATACTGAAAATCAGGGGGAGTGAATGTTTCATCAAGTGTAAAGTCAGTATTTAATCTACACATTCTTCTACTTGATAAAGTAATCCCCTGATATTTGGTGAATTGACCCACAACAATATATTTACCGGTAGATTGTTTTTTAATTACCTCAACAGGTTGGTCGAACCCTAAACCAATAGTTGGATTATCATTAACGTTGGGGGAAAAGTCCAAGTTAAGAGACATCATATACTTATTGGAAGTATTGTTATTTATTTTAAATGTTTTATTTATATTATCTACTGTTCCAACGTAAGATGTTCCGGTATATGTAACCGGTGTTCCATTTTTAAGAATTTTATAACCAAAACTTTTATCGTTTATTTGATTTTGTAAAAATTCAAGGGTTATATTTAATGTTGTAAGTGCCATCGTTTAATTTTTATATTATTGTTTTTATATATTAGGATTAGTTATAACTTTGCATTGGAATTTGATTGATATAAAACTTCTTAATTTGCATAGCAGCATATCTAATAGCGTCCATATAATCATCCCATAATTTAATCGGTTCATCAGTCAATTTACCTTTGACCTTCTTATACATATAATTCTGATATTCTTTCTTTAAATCCTCATCTTTTTCATTAGCAAATACCTTAAATTTTCTCATACATTCTATCCCCGAATTAACTG